ATTGTATGCAGCTCGAGACTCATAAACAGTGCTGAGACGTTCATACGTAAATCCTTCACGTTCCAGCATCTCTAGGACTTGATCTTGTTCAATCGGTGTCAGGTTGTTTACGTGCTGCCCAGCGTCATGTCTGCTTGGGCTTTTTTCAGAGACGGATATTGGGCCCCATTGTGGAGTAATAATTCCACCGAAGGCAGCTGATTGAATCCATGAGGAGGAGTCTACACTGTGCCATGGATAGCGTTCCATGATCGGTATCGCTGTGATACCGAATCCGTGAACCTTAAGCCGAGGACGTCCGCTTCCGTCAACAAGATATTTTTCCCACATCCTATCGAGCCATATGCAGAGCTGCTTGGTAGAACTACCTACCATCCCGCCCAGTGTGATGTACTCGTAGTTTCTGACATAGTATTCTAGATACCTTTCATCTTCCCCTGCATGGAAACATGGGAGTGGTTTTGCCCCAAGTGCTTCCATATGAAGCTGGTTCCGATATGTCTGTAAAGGATCCCCAATACCGTCCAACACCGAAGCCATCACGATGCCATCTTCAGTGCGCCAGATGTCTGTGTTTCGTTTGATATATTCGCAATAAGCAGGGAGGTCGATCGTAGCACCCAGAGTAAAGGCTGAGAATGCGCCAGAGTCAAGAAAAACCTTGACGTTATCCATTCTCATTGCGTCAACGAAGCGTTGCGAACTGACATAATGGTACGACTCAAGCAGATGTGGGACTGCATCGACAATCTGCTTTTCACGGTCTGTCAACTTTGCATAACGTCCGCTATTTCCGCCGGCACGATATCCGTTCGTGTACATCGCCGCCATGAAGATATTCATCTAACTATACTCCGAAGATGACAGCAGGGCCGAAGCCCCGCTATATGCACATTTTACAGGGAATCGCTAGCCGGCAGTATGGATGAACTCCGCTCTGGTCTGAGGCTCGTCTTTGATAGCTCCTCGGAGAGCAGTCGTGACCGTATGGTGACCCTGTTGACAGATCCCTCGGGATTCCATGCAGAGATGCCTGGCTTTGATTATCACCCCGACCCCAGTGGGTTGGAGATGTTCCATCATTGCGTCTGCAATCTGTTCAGTCAGACGTTCCTGTACTTGCAGGCGTCGTGCGAAGCAATCCACAAGGCGGCTGATCTTGCTAAGGCCAACGACCTTACCATTTGGAATGTAGGCCACAGTTGCAGTACCAAAAATGTCAGCCAAATGATGCTCGCACTTGCTATAGAGCGGGATGTCTTTGACCAGCACCATGTGGTCATAAGTCTCGCCGCCATCCTCGAATACCTTCAAGATTGATGCAGGGTTCTCAGCGTAACCTTTTGTCCAGAATTGCCAGGCCTTCGCTAAGCGTTCGGGGGTGTCTCGAGTCCCCTCACGACCGAAATCCGGATCAACTAGGTTGAGAAGAATATCTGCAGCATTAGTCAGATGTTCGAGTTCGGTGCTGCCGTTGCTCCGATACTCATAGTCGTGATCAGTCATTCTTCGTCCTCGTGTAGACAGCACTGTTGGCGCCGTGCTCGCGTACTTCTACCAGGGCTAGTCGACAGCGTGGGCTGTAGCCGTTGTCAGCCAGCCATTGCTCTGCGCATTCGTAAATCATCTCCGCAAAGCGTTCGCAACCGGTAGCTGGCACCACAACAACTTCAGCGACACCTAGTTTGGTGAGAGCAAGAAGAACATCCCGATGAGGGTCATCGTCTGCCACCAGAAGCTTGTGGTCAAACGTATCTTGAAGCATCTGCTTCAGACTTTTGAGAGATCCGAAGTCAACCACCCAATTGCGAACATCCAGTTCTTCGGTTTCGAATTCGAAATGAACAGCCAAGGCGTAGCCGTGAATGAATTTGCAATGGGAGTCAGCTCTCCACTGTCTGAATGCTGCGGATAGACCGATGTCGTGCCCGTAAGTCTTTGTCGAACGAAATGTCATGTTTGGTCCTTGTATTCAATCACTTCTAGAAGATGGTTGATCTCGAATGCCTTGCGGCGCATATAGCATGGGCCGCAGGTGCCGCAGTGCTGCTCACCTGCCCGATAGCAACTCCAGGTCAGATGCATCGGCGCCCCAATCTGATGACCGAGAGCCACGATTTCATGTTTCATCAAGTTGCCCACGGGCATGATGACTTTCATACGTTTCCCATCACCCACAGCGAAAGGCAGCATATCGTTGAAGCGAGTGATAAATTCAGGTTCGTTGTCTGGGTAGGCACCGGCTTCCTCGAGATTGTTTCCGAGGACTATTGTGTTATACCCTCGAGCTTCCGCGAACGCTGTAGCTGTTGCAAGAAGCAAGAGGTTTCTTGCTGGGACCCATTCATATGCGAACTCAGCCCCTGCTTCCCCTCCCGCGATCTTGCTATCGGGGTCCAGCAACGGGGAATCTCCTTTGGCGTACACTGGCAAGGGAAAGAGCGTGAGCTCGGCCCCTAGTGCCTGCGCCACCGCCTGCACAGCCTTAACTTCAGGACCTTCAGCGCGGCTACCGTATTGGAAATGAATCAAATGAATTTTTTCAAATGATTGCTGCGCCATTCTTGCACTGACCACACTGTCCAGTCCGCCGCTGCAGACAACTAAGGCCGTTGACTGTGTATCGTAGTCGTAGAGTGAATTGATTTCGACAATACCCCCGGCATCGAATTCGGCCACCGTATAAGGAGGGAGCATCTGGGGGATGTACTCAGACGGGAAATAATCGCGGCTGCTGGCAAAGAATACACCTTTCGGGGTCGTGATATACCAGATAGGTCGATAGTTGGCGGCAGCGAAGATTGTGTTCGGGCGCGTCTTGTGGGTTGCTAAGATTGCATAGCTACCCTTGAAACTTCGGACTACTGTGTCGAAATCCGCAAAAGTCGGGTCGGCATATTCTTCCAATGCCTCGACGATAGCTGCACTATCAATTCGTGAAGGATACGCCTTAGTTCTCAGCTCCTTATCGTTCGCGATCGTGCCGTTATGGACAATTGCCCAAAAGAACAGTCCATATGGCTGCTGGTCAGATTGATTCTTAGTTGCAACGTATTCAGTCGTTGGTTCTGCTCGAAGATTCGCAATGATTGATACATCCTTGACAAACGACAGAAGAGCCGGAGGATTTGAATCTGCTTCTGCACACCGAAGAACATCTCGGGACAGGCGCCACTCCATGTCATTGCTAGAGTTGATCAGATACCCCCGGCCGTCACGCCCCCGTTCATGGCTGGAGTTCCAAATCCTGAGGAGAATATCGTTTGCAGCTCGCATTTGAACTGCTGTGTTTATATCGCGAAGAACAGCCCCGATGATTGCACACATTGTGGTCACTCCATGTTGATGATTTTATGGATCTGAAGTTGAAGTGTGAATCCGTATTTCAGCACAGAACGAATGCAGGCTTCGAGATTTCTTTTGTTCTTTACGATATCTTGATCGTCGCAGGGTTGAACGTAAATAGGGCCATTGAAATTGTCTGGCCTATGAACGAATGGGGATGCAGTATGCCCGAGAGCTTGAAGGGGTAGACCGTCAATATCTACTTCCCCGTCTCGGATGATATATTTGAAGGCACAGATGTGGCGGTCTAGGTCCTTATCAATCTTTCCCGTCTTTGGACTGCAGACGATGAAGCAGCCGTCTGGCCGAGTGATATCGGTTTCAACCAGACGATAGAACGAAGAATCGGGCGCTCCAAGAGTCCCATTGGTTTCAATCTGAACCCTGTAACCGTCGTTCATTAGAAGACGGACTAGGTTGCTGATATTCTGGCGGAATGGTTCGCCCCCAGTGATAACCACAAGGTCGTTGGGCCCGCAGAAGGAATGTACTTTGGCGACAATCTGCGCGGGTTCAGCTAAGGTTCGCCCTTCGGTGTAATCGGTATCACACGCCGGGCATTGGAGATTGCATCCTGCAAGGCGGACGAAGACTGCCTGCTGCCCTGCAAAAGGACCTTCTCCCTGAATAGTGTTGAAAATGGAATGGACTTCGATGTATCCATCCTCACGAAAGTTTCGTTTTTCGATTGGCTGTCTGTTGACGATTGGAATCACATTGTCTCCGGTAAGTTGCGGACATGATGCCCGGGGATCGCGGAACCCGCCCCATTGCGGGGCGGGTGAAGCTATGCGCAGTATAGCGCAACGCGACTCAGGCAGCAGCCGGCGCCGCAGCGGCAGTCGTTTCTGCAGCCGGTTTGACGATGCGACCCGCCAGGCCGTGGAATTTCTTCCAGCGAGCGTACTCGGTGCGGATATTGCTGGTGTTCAAGCCTTGGGCTTCGCCGGCCTTCAGCAAGTCAGCCACGGGGACGGGTTGCTTCAGCTCAGCAGACAATGCATCGGCGAGAGACCAGACCTTGCCGCAAAGGCCGGTCGGAGACGGGCGACGGACACCGTTCTGCATGGGCTGGCGTGAGGCTTCCTTGTCGGCCTTTGCCTTTGCGACAGCAGCAGCCTTGTCGGCCTTGACTTTGTCGGCAGCCGCTTTCTTGTCGGCCGCTTCTTTGTCCTTGGCTGCCTTGGCGTCGGCTTTGGCTTTCTTGTCCGCCTCGGCTTTGGCTTTGGCATCGGTTTTGGCTTTGTCGGCAGCAGCCTTGTCAGCAGCTTTCTTCTCGGCAGCAACTTTTTTCGCAGCTTCAGCAGCAGCTTTCTTCTCGGCAGCTTTTTCGGCGGCAAGTTGTTCTTTGGTCTTTTCCGCAGGTGCGGAGGCTTGTTTCTCGGTCATATCAAACTCCTGGTTGGTTAAAAATGTCTTACGACGAAAAGGACTTTAGACGAGGCAGACTTTGATTGCAAGTCCTATTCAACTATTCAATCGAATCTTTTGCCATTCGCCTAAAGCAGTCGAACTCGTGCTCTTCTTAACACCATGTTCAGACTCTAATGAGGACATGACTGCCCGGCGCAATGCTAGGACCTTAGTCACATCCTTTGGACTGCCTGCAGCAGCCCACATCTTGTCAGCAACCTCAAAAATGAGGGCTCGATTACCGCCTCTTGGGGCCGGCAGAGATAACGCCCCGGTGCTACTATGGGCGGGTACCGGATCGGGCACTGCGTGGTCAGCTTTCACGCCCGCTACTGCAATATTGGCGGCCTCGGGAGTTGTAGTGACCGGTGCGGGTGTAAATAATTCGTTCAGTGCCTCGGGGTCTTTGGAACCTTTGATGTATCGGTAGAACCCCTTATCAGTCAGATCAATCTGCTGAGCTTGATACATTACCTCGGTAGCAACTACATCAGATTCAGGCATAGCCCGAGCGGCCGCAAGAACCATCTGTTCAAGATGATCCCGTGAACTACCCGGGAAAGTTTGCCCGGTGGTGTGTTTGTACAGCAGTCGTAGATCCAAATCGGTAAGATCTGCGAATCTGCAGAGTACATCAATTTGATAGACACCAGTGTGGCAATGGGATACTTCGATGTGAGCAAGGCCGTTAAGAACTACCTTGCTATGATGCTTGTGACGGAAGACAAGGTTGACGACATCAAGAAGAACGTACATCTTCGGCCTTTCGGATTATTGTTCCGTTGCAACTGTAGACATTTCTAGCTGGGGCGTATGCTCGCCCCAATATCTGTTCAGACTCCCTGTAGAGATAGACACAGCCCGTAGGCTGCTCGCACCCCACAAGGAGACTGACCACAATGGCTAGAAGGAATCTCATTGTTGGCGGCCTTTGATGCCGTTGAACTTGCGCCAGGCATAGAACTCGCAGCTCACGTTGGTACGGTTCCAGCCATTCTTGTCAGCCAGTTCTGCAAGTTCGGCAGCAGTGATCTCGGGCTTAGCATCGAATTCAAGCCAGACCTTGTTACAGACTGTCCCCTCGGATGGGCGCTTGACACCGTTTTGCACGGGGCGTTCTTTCTGAATCTTGTAGCCCTTGCGAATCACTTTGGGAACAACCGGCGCCGGAGTCTTTGCCACACGGGGACGGGGTTGATGGGGCTTCGTCTCCGTCGCAGTTTCCGGGTCGACACGCTTTCCATCGACCACCTTTGTTGATGTACCCACAGCGTCTGGGATCGTGACATTGCCCATCAGTGCGCCGAATGGGTTTGCAGCAATGGGGGCCTGGCCTTCTTCATTGCTTTCGTCGATCTCAGCGTCGGTTGGATCACCGTCACCAATTTCGTCTGCCAACACTTGGGAAGCACCAGTCTGCCCAGCTTCCACTTTGTAATGGGCTTTGAGTGCAGCTTTCATGCCTGCATTATTCAGTTTCCCGTAGCTGATTGCAGCGTCGCGGCAAGCTTGACGAAGTTCGTTCTTGCCCATCTCTTCAATTTGATTGCGGTCCATGGTCTGTCCTTTCGTTTGAGGGTTTAGTTTCATGCACCATCGTTGTGTGCATGAACGTATTATGGATGAAACTTCGAATCGCGCAAGCCCTTTGACAAAAATAATTTCTATCGAATCCTCTTTGATGATTAGTCAGAAAGGAATATCGTCATCTAAATCATTAAAGTCATCAAGTGGAGCGCGGCTTACAGGGGAGATTGGCAATGTCGCGTCGGCTTCCGGCCGTTCTCCAGTTGGCTCCTGCTGCCCAAAGGCAGTTCCGTCAAAGCAGTACGCCAGGATTTCCGGGTATTGCTTATTAGTCCAAACTCGAAGGTGAGTTGCGGGGGTCAACGTCTGACAGCGTTCAAGCGCCACGTCTACTGCCTCTGGGAAATCCCCACCCATGCGATCCTTCCACCATAACCTAGCCTTACGCTGTGCCCATGCATCATGTTCAATACACACATACTCACTGAACGATTTTAGATTGCAATAGTATGTCACCTTCAATGTAGGAGGACGACCCATCTTTTGATGTTTTGAGAACGTGATATGATCGACTTCGAATATGTCCACTACAGGCATATCACCTTTGATGACCTGCTCATCTGCTGCCGTACTTTGAATCTTGACTTGGAATGTAAATTCGGCCCCGCAATAAACACAGAACCTTACAGATGCATGATTATAGGTAGCACAGGAACCGCAGAGTTTGACAGGGGCTTCCCCGCCTCCTGCGCCCTTCTTATGGGGTATCACAGGGTCATTGATAGGCCCAAGGCGTCTGGTGTTTCCAGCAAAATCCAAGACAAGGCAATTCTCTTTCCCTGGAAACGGTCTTGTACCCCGGCCGAGCATCTGTACCCATAGCACAGTAGAAGCAGTTGGCCTCAGAACGATGATACAGTCAATTGGAGGATGATCGAAGCCTGTGGTCAACACATTGTTGTTGACGGCTGCTCTATACTTTCCAGACTTAAGATCTCTGATGGCCTGGTCTCTTGCAACATCTCCCATCTTGCTATGAATGGCCACAGCAGGTATTCCCATGTCGTTCAAAACTTCTGAGATGTGAATTGCATGATCGACACCTGAAGCAAAGACTAACCAGCATCTCCGATCTGCTGCGATATCTATTGCTTCTTCAAGGGCAGCCTTGGTGATCTCCATCTTATCAACTGCTGCCTGCAATTCTGATGCAATGAATTCCCCGCTACGCATGTGAACGCCGTTCACATCTAACATCTGTTTTGTCTGACGCGGAATCAGCAAGGAAATATAACCTTCTGCGATCAACCTATTAAACGCCTGCATCCCTGTGATATCAAAACACATATCCGTGAAGATGCCGTCGTCTATGAGTTTCCCTGTTCCGAGTCTCCATGGTGTGGCGGTGAAACCTGTCACCTTTAGATAAGGGTTGACATCTTTGAGATCGGACAGAAACTTCTGATAAAGTGTTTCTTCGTTTGGGCTCACAAGGTGTGCTTCGTCAATCAGTACAAGGTCGACATGCCCGAAGTATGCGGCCTTCTTTGCAACAGACCCGATCCCTGCGAATGTGATGTTCCCATGTAGATCTTTTCGGTTGAGCCCTGCGCTGTATATACCAGCTGGAGCCTGCGGCCACAGTGTCATTAGCTTGTTATGATTCTGTGCAATGAGTTCCTTTACGTGGGTGAGAACCATGATTCGTTGTCGAGGCCAACGGTAAAGGATCATCTGCAAAATCATTGCGATCACAATTGACTTGCCAGTTCCCGTAGGCATTGCGATGATTGGGTTCCCCTTTTTTTCTTCAAAGTATGAGAAGAAGCTATGTGCAGCCTCAATCTGATACGAACGGGGAATCAGTAGCATGTCAGAACGATTCGTGATCTTCGCAACCCTTGAGCTGTGCTTCCGTCGTTAATTCAATCGGGTCCTCCCAGCCTTGACTGGCCGCCCTCTCAATCTGATTCCCATTGGTGCAGTACCATCTGCCGTCCTCCCTCGGATCACTGTGGATGCAGGTTCTGCAATTCCGTTCTGGGGCCTTCTTCAGGTGACAGACTGGCTTATGATCACACCAGCTGCACTCGAACCAGCCGGGCGTCTTGCTGATTTTGTCTGGGGCTACTTTCAACATGATGATCTGACGCCCACGATCAATGAACTGGTCCGCGACGATAGTCTCGAGCTGAACGATCTCGGCGTACAGCTCGTCATCATTCTTGTTCACTGCCATGTATAGAGCGACCGTCACCCCCATCTTACGCATGTAGACCTGCATCTGAACAAAGTGTTCGAATTTCGAAACTCGGACGCCTTCGGTCTTGAGTTGTTTGAAGTATTTATCGCTGTGAGTCTTGAACTCTGCGACAGCTGGCAATCCGGGGGGTAAGTCTGGGAGACCAATAACGACCCCGTCGCTGCTTCCACCAAAGTGGCCTCCGAGATCGGATATGCGGTATTGTTTTCCGTGCTCGTCTTGTTGATAAACTTGGCACCCGATAGTAAGAAGGCAGGCAATGAACCGAGCTTCCTCCATGTGACCACGATTAAATAGGCGTAATATACGCCCAGTGAAACTGGGTTTTGTGAACCAGCGGAAGCCGTACCAGATTGCTCTGGGGCAGTTCGTGCCGATCACACTTGCCCCAAGATGGGATCGATAAGGGTTGTCTTCTACCCCTCGATAGGCATCGCCCATATGGGGAAGGACTTTTTGTAAGTTCTGTCGATAGGCAGCCCCCTGATCCTTGGCAATCGCATCCTCGATTGCTTTCAGAGTCTTGGTAGCCAGATTGATATTGCGCATAGTATCTGACGAGACAAAAAGAGCGCAGTCTTTTCGAACTGCGCTCTTTACTTACCGAGGCCGATTTTTATTTCGGAGCTGCCCAAGGCGGAGTAGCCCCTGCCCCAGGTGCAGGTGCAGCCATCCACGCGGGCTGAGCTGCTTGTGCTGGGTGCGCTGCTGCGGGTGCTGCTGGTGCAGGGGCAGCAGGGGCCGGCGCAGCCGTTGCAGGCGCTGCTGTCCAGGGCTGCGCTGCGGCAGGGGGTTGCCATGCAGGTGCGGGTGCTGCTACAGGTGCGGCTGCAGGTGCGGGTTGCCCGGGCCAACTCACAGGGCCAGCGGGGGCGGCAGCGGGTGCAGGTGCGACGGCAGGGGCAGCCGGGGCGCCGGCCCATGGGGCAGCCGGGGCAGGAGCAGCCTGAGCACCAGTTGGCTCATTGACGTTCTTGTAGCCGGTGATCTCGTTCGATGCTTCGTATTGGCCGTCACCAGGTTTGACTTTAACCTTGATCTTCAGCGGGATGTTGTGAAGCTCAGCCGAATCACCAACCACAAGGCGGCCGGTTGCATGGCAGATTGCAGAGAGTTCGCGGTATGCAATCTCTTGGGCCTGCGGGTTGCTGTTTCGGAGATTCAACCGTGTCCACAGTTTGCGGTTAATGTATTGGCCGTCAAGCACCTTGAAAGTCATTTCGAGGTAGAAACCGTCATTGAGCTTGGTCGGCTTCATTTCACTGGTCTCGGCCATCGCGATGTACCACCCTGCCGGAATGGCCTCGATTGCTTCCGACGGCGCGACTGTTCTCGCGTCAAATTGGATTTGCGTCATTTCAACTAACTCCTATACATAAGGGCCTTGAGCGGATGCCCATTACCGCGTAAAAACATCAGCGCCGGAAGCTTGGTAGATTGCGTGCGCCACTATATTCCAACCATTCGCAGGAATTGGGGGTATTGAAAGCTCGCCGACAACCCCGTAGCGATTTCCTGCTACATACCCCGGGGTTCTACTCAGACCAATCACTCGGCCTTTGTTCTGTGATACAGCCCGTGTCATGTTGTCAGCCTTGCTAACAAAGACAGGCTCGTATAGAAAGCCGATTAGATCTGCCCACTGGGTGATCATTTCGCGCTTGCCGTAAGTCTTCATATTCTTTGGGCTGTGCATCAGCAGATCCCAGGAATCGTATTCCCCAGATGTTGGGTCCATCATCTTGGATGCAAAGACATGGCATGTCAACACAATGTTGATCCCTGCATACACTGCAAGCTGGTCACACAGCTTTAGAAAACTTTCGAATTCCTCGTTCGCAAGAGTATACGCTTTGCCATAGCCTCCGTGAGCACTCTCCATAGTAATGGTTTTCTTGCTGCCTTCGCGAAAGGCTGGATCCCGGCGAATAACAGCGTCGTGAATTTGACGTTCGAGTGCTGTTGCACTGTCGAAGATAATTGTGCGATACGGGAATTGGCCTTGCTGTGCAAGCTGCATGATTTCACCCATCAGCTGCATCAATTGGGCAAGCGATTGGAGCATTGGGGTCTTGGCAACATTTACGCCACCATATCCAACTTCCAATGGAACTAGGAGCGGAGTAGGCATCAGTGACGTTAGCGTCGTCTTACCCATTTTCTCTAGTCCAGCGATGACAATACGCATTCCACTACGGCTCACGCCAGTAGTGACAGCTCCGAGGATACTGCTCATTTTGGTCCTTCAATCTCGCATTGCTGCGGTACTGTTATTTTAACACTGGTCAACTAGGATGTCACAGATCACTTGCCGCTCTGATCGTCTGAAATGTTGGAAAACGGGGTTTATCCTTCACTCCTTTTGGAAACGTCTTGAACTTGATAGTCTGATTAAGAAGCAGATGTTGTTCGGCAAAATATTTCAAACGATCGATATGGGGCATTCTTCCTGCACCAACGGTAATAATCTGTCCTTCCTTAAAGAACAATTTGCCATCGTGGACAACATCCTTCAACACCTTGCATTCCATCGATCCAACCATTTCGTTGGGCAGCATATTTTCTTGATGGCTACTTCGCTCTGTCAGACCAAGTCGATTA